CCTCCAGAAGAACCTATACCCCCCAGGCGTAGGCAGACACTATGGGCGTCGTCCATAGGGCGGAGCGTCACGTCGCCTTCTCCCTGCGAGCGACGCTCGCGCTGGTGATTCGCTGGGCCCAAAGCTTCACGAGCTCGTGCCCGTCCTTCCACGCATCGCCGAACAGCGCCTCGAGGGTGCTGCGGTACTCGGGCGTGATGCAGCGTCGCTCCAACGATTCCACGTGAGCACCGAGAGATGCGAGCGCCCTCGCCTCGCAGCTCATGCAGCCGCGCGCGAAGTCGTCGCGCATCGGGTCGTGCTCGGCGCGTGCGCACGATTGGCACTTCATGCTCAGCCCTTTGCATTGGCTGCATCCTTGAGCACCTTGCCGAGCAGCTGAGTCGTCTTGAGGTTCGTCTTCGACGACAGCGCGAAGAGGAACAGGCCGAGCATAAAAAGGCCGATCCCAGCCTTCTCGCAGATCCAGGAGATGAGCTTCATGCCAGCTTCCTCATGCCCCAGTGCGCCAGCAGCAGGGCCTCGGCTCGGTTGTGGTGTTTCTGCAGCTTGAGCAGGTGCTGCACGTCCGGGTACAGCGAGCGCGCGATCGACAGCGACGCGTCCTTGCTGCTCCCTAGCCCATAGAGTGCCTTCCAGGCCTGCGGGTCGACCCACACGGCCTCGATGCCCGCCAGCGCCAGCACCGCTCGGACACAACCCTTCGTCTCCATCAGCGAGCCGTTGGACTGCGGCGAGTTGACCTTGCCAGGGAAGGTGTGCACCTCCTCGACGATGGCCGTGGCCTTCTCGCCAGGCTGCACCATGCGTCGCAGCGTGGCCAGCAGCTCTACCGGTGCGACGGAGCGCCTCACCATGCCCTTGCCGGCATGCCCGAACGTCGGCATGTCCTCGATGTCGACGACGCCGCGATGCTCGAGCCGAGCAATCGCGCCGTCTAGGCCGAGGTCGATTCCGATGAAGACGGCCATCAGACCCCCAGCACTGCCAGCAGCGCCCACAGGCTCAGGACGCCAAGCACGGCCAGCACGACGCCCGTGCCGCTTGGGCCTCCGCGTTCCTCGGCGTCTGCGGACCGCCGCTGCGGCAGTCGAGAGTGCGCTTCAAGTCGATGCGAATGCATGGTCTTGCTCCTGTGGCCGTCAAAGCCGAATTCCGCGCGACGCCGCGTACTCCTGGACCGCCCTCGCCTGCTGTTGCTTGCGCTCGGCGATGAGGGCCTGCTCCTCCGCGCTGGGGACCTCGTTTTCGCAGGACGCCGCGCGCCGCGGTGCGTCTTCGGCTGCGCCGGTGAGCTTGGCCGCCAGGCGGTCGCGTATCGAGGCGATGCGCGCACGGGATTCCTCCGAGAACGCCGAGTCCATGCTCTGCTGCGCCTGGCGCAGGCGCTTGGCCGTCGGGTCTGGGATGGGCTGCCACTGCCCTGCCGAGTACCAGCGCGCCAACGCAGGTTCCCATCGCTTGCGCACTTCAGCGAAGTGCTTCGACCGCAGCTCGGCCGCGAAGTCCCGACCGGCCCAGAACACGGCCGGATGCGACCAGTCGAAGCGCTGACCGTTGCGGTGCGCCATGAAGCCCTGCTCGGCCTCGGCCCAGGCGACCTCCGGGTCCAGCGACGGCCTGCACAGCAGCAGGAAGTCCGGCAGGTTCGGTGCGAACCGGCGGGTGCGCACGGCAGCCAGGCCGCGGCGGATCTCTTCGCCGCTGAAGCCGACCAGCGCCTGGGCCCACTCGGCCTTCACCAGCTCCGGATCCGCCCCGGCGTAGAGGTTGCCCAACGCGGTGCCGAGGATCGCCTGCAGACGCCCGAACAGGTCCTCGACCCACTCGGTCGGGACAGCCTCAGCCGACACGGCGAGCGGCGACTTCGACGACATCGGCGAGCGGTGGCTCAGGTCTCGGGTCATGGTTCGGTCCTCGGTTGCTGCGGCCAGTCAGGGATTCAAGGGTGGCGACGGCGCGATCGGTAGAGCTCTGGCGCGGTGCGGCGCGTGCTGGTGGCGGTGCTCCGCCGCGTTCCTGCGGGCTGAGCCAGTCCGCCTGCAGCCCTTGCGAACCGCGCACGCACCAGACCTGCAGGAACGCCTCGAGGCTCATGCCGGCCTTGGTCGCCTCCCTGGCGGCGCCGCGCAGCACGGTGGCGGTCACCGGCGCCTTCTTGCGCTTGCGCAGCTCCAGCCAGTCGTGCCAGGTCTGCGGTTCGACCCCTTCCGGTCGTTCCGGCGCCTTCGCGGTCGGCTTGGCGGATGGGGCCTCTTCTCCTGCGTCAGCAGGAGAAAGAGATCCGGTCCGGTCCGGTCTGGTCCGGTCTGAGCGATCGGGGGGCGATGATTTCCCGGTATCGGGTCCCGACTCGGGGGGCGATTCGGGTGGCGATGCGCTCGGAGCATCGGGGGGCGATCCCCCCAGGATCACCGCGACGGCCTTCTTCTTGAGCGCTCGCGACTGCGGGTCGATCGCTCGGAGCCGGTCGACGGCGACGCGGAACTGCTGTCGGAGCTGCTCTGTATCGACGGCGACCTGCCATCGCTTGGCGTTGCCGATGGCGCCGCTGATCGCCGCCGCCAGCTTCTCGACCCACGCCTCGAGCGCCTTCTCAGCGACCACCGGGTGGTAGAGCCGGCCGTCGTTGCAGGCCACCCAGCCGCGAAGCGCGTGCGCCTTGGATTTGCTCCAGCGCTCGGCTCCCGACAGCTTCGACAGCAGGCGATCGTTCGAAGGGAGACTCGCAGCCGGCACTTGGTGCCACGCCTCAAGCCACAGGGTCATCGCCGCGGCCTTCTCGTCGCTGTTGCCGAGCACCCACGTGTCCGAGCGAAGCAGCCGCTCGGTGTCGAGCCACATGCCGCGGAAGTCGCGCAGGTCGACCTCCGGTGGCACGAGCGGGTCGGGAAGCGCTGTGTCGGTCACGCCGCCAGCTCCTCCACGTCGAACAGCGACGGCATGGCGACCTCTCGCTCGGCCGCTTGCAGGTAGTGCACCTGGTCGGCGAAGTACGCGGCGTTGAGCTCGCTGCCGCCGGCCCGGCGCCCGAGCTTTAGGGCCCTGACGCCCACCGTGCCCAGACCGTGAAACGGGTCATAGACGAGGTCGCCGCGGTTGCTGAAGCGCTCGATCAGCCGGTCGACGATGTCGAACTGCAGTGGGCAGACGTGCTTCTCGACCGAGCGGTTCGCCTGCTCTCCGTTGAGCGTGCGCATGCGCGTCACGTCGGTCCAGACGTTGGGATCCGGGCTGGCCTGCTGCAGGCATGCGAAGAGCTTGGGCAGCGCGTCGCGCTCGGCCAGCGCTTCGCCGATGGCCACGTGGCGGCCGTAGTCGTAGACCCTGCGCATGCTGTCCTCGGCGAACACCTTCGGCAGCTTGCTGGGCCCGAGGCGGGCCATCTCGTCGGCCGTCAGCAGCCTGTCGCCACTGGAGCGCCAGTAGTTGTGCGCGTCGACCTGCCAGCGCGCCAGGCTGTACTCCTGCGGCCGCTTGGACACCGGCTCGTCGGCGTAGCCGCGCGAGAGGTCCGTCTGTGGCTTGCGGAACACCAGCACGTACTCCGAGCACCCCGTGCCCATCTTCGTGCCGTCCTTCAGCATCTCGGAGTACCCGAGACGGTAGGTCTGATTGTTCTCGCGCACCACGTCGGTGGTGACGACGATCGTGCACATCTTCACGAGGCCGTGTCGGCGCAGGTGGAAGGCCGCCTCTTCGTGGAAGTAGTCCATCGTCGGCGCGCCGTAGCCGGTCTGGCTCTGGAACAGCACGCGGTCCTTCACGTGCACGCAGACCATGCGGCCCGGCTTCAACATGCGCACCAGCTCCGGCGTCAGGAAGTCCATCTGCCGCCAGAAGTGGTCGTTGTTCTCGGTGTGGCCGAAGTCGTTGAAGCTCGGCGTGTACTCGTAGTGGTTCGCGAACGGGATCGACGTGACGATCAGGTCGACCGAGTTCTCCGGCCACTGCCGAGCCTCGAGCACCGCGTCGTTGTTCGCCACCTCGAAGCGCTCGCCCTTCACCACTCGGCGCTTCACGCCGATCGTCCTGGCCAGCGTGTCCTGCATGGCGAGCTGGTCGAGCCCGTAGGTGCGCACCAGCTCGGCCATGCGGGCCTGCTGCTCGTCGTGGCGGCGCCACTTCGCCTGCAGGCTGGCGACGATCTCGCGCTCGGCCTCGGTGTGCACGATGTCGATGCGCACCGGGTGCTGCTGGCCGAACCGGTAGGTCCGGTGCACCGCCTGGATGAAGTCGTTGAACTTGTGGCCGATGCCGGCGAACACCTCGCGGTGGCAGTGGCGCTGGAAGTTGCAGCCCGAGCCCGCGATGATCGGCTTGGTGGACAGCACGCGGTGCTTGCCGTCGCTGAATCCGATGATGCGGTCCTCGCGCTCCTCGAGGTCCTGCGTGCCCCACACGCTCACC